TCGGGGAGTATGGCGACGTGACCCAGAGACCTCACTACCACTTAGCCATGTTCGGGCTCTCCAACTGTCGTTTCGGAACGACACAGCTCACTAAACGCAAAACTCGGTGCTGTCCCGAGTGTGACTTCGTTCAGGAGGCATGGGGCCTTGGCAATGTGTACTTGGGCGAGCTCAACAACCAATCAGCGCAATACATCGCTGGTTACGTCTGCAAAAAAATGACAGGCAAATCAGATATCCGGCTTGACGGTCGTCACCCGGAATTCGCAAGAATGTCGCTCCGCCCTGGTATTGGGGCGGACTTCATACCAGAGGTAGCGTCGTCGCTAATGCAACATGAGATTGATACGGAAGATGTCCCTAATGTGTTGCGTCATGGGCGTGCTGTTTATCCTCTGGGACGTTATCTTAAAGGAAAGTTGAGGGAGCATTTAGGTCGTGCAAAGGAGGTACCGGAATCAATCAAACAAAAAATCTCAGAAGAAATGCAGCCTATGCGAACGCTTGCGTTCGAAAGCTCGCGCCCTCTCAAGGATGTTGTCCGGGAGGTCTATCACGGTGAAACACTTCAGGCAGAAAAGCGCTTTACGCTAAAACGAAAACGAGGATCGATATGAAACGTGGCAAATTCAGTCTCAGCAATTACAAACTACTGTCGGCAGACATGGGTGAGCTTATCCCGTGTGGTATGTGGGAGGTTCTCCCTGGCGATACTGTCCAGGCCGCTACTTCCGCCCTGCTGCGCGCGTCTCCGCTCCTGGCTCCCGTTATGCATCCAGTGGACGTCCGAATTCATCACTGGTTCGTCCCTCACCGTCTGGTTTGGGAGGATTGGGAAAATTTCATCACTGGTGGTCCGGATGGTCTCGACGCCTCTGTATTTCCCACTATTACTATTGGCGGTGGCTCAGGCGCTGCTATCGGTTCTCTTGCTGATTATCTGGGCGTTCCGACCGGTGTAAATAATATCGAGGTCTCCGCACTTCCCTTCCGCGGCTATTCTCTTATCTGGAATGAGTGGTACCGCGATCAGGATCTGCAAACCAAACTTACTATCGACAAAACGTCAGGCGCCGACACAACAACAAACACAACACTGCAAAACATCGCTTGGGAAAAAGATTACTTCACCAGCTCGCGTCCCTGGGAGCAGAAGGGCGCAGGCATCACGATTCCTCTTGGTGACGAAGCTCCAATTGTCGGCATGGGTACGACCAACCTAGCTGGCTGGAACACCGGCACCACTAACTACTACAATAACGTTACTGGCGAATTAGTTGACCAGGGCTCGAAATATTGGCAGGGCGCGTCGTCCCTCATGTTTGAGGCAACTCAGGTTGGTGGCGATGCTGGCAGTCAAACCACAAACATTCGCGCTGATCTTTCGTCAGCCTCAGCAATTACTGTAACCGCACTTCGTGAGGCAATGGCACTTCAACGCTACGAGGAAGCTCGTGCAAGGTTCGGGTCACGCTATGTTGAGTATCTCCGTTATCTCGGCGTTCGTTCTTCCGACGCTCGCCTACAGCGCCCTGAGTACCTGGGCGGTGGCAGGGAAACCATTCAGTTCTCTGAAGTCCTCCAGACAGCAGAAGGCTCAGATCCCGTTGGCGCACTCAAAGGTCACGGCATCGCGGCTATGCGTTCCAACCGTTACAGGCGTTTCTTCGAAGAGCACGGTTACGTGTTTTCTTTCATCTCAGTGCGCCCTAAGACGATCTATGCCCAGGGCTTGCCCCGTCACTGGAACCGGCGTGTCAAAGAGGATTTCTGGCAGAAAGAGCTGCAGCACATTGGCCAGCAGGAAGTTCTCAATAAGGAAGTGTACGCGGCTCACGCTACTCCAGACGGGACGTTTGGTTACCAGGATAGGTACGACGAATATCGGCGTACCGAGTCAACTATCGCCGGTGGGTTCAGAGACAATTTGGATTTCTGGCATTTCGCCCGGATCTTCGGATCGACCCCCGCACTAAATGGCGATTTCGTCAAGTGCGTGCCTACCGAGCGTACTTTCGCGGTTCCATCGGAAGATGTGCTATGGATCATGACCAAACATTCAGTCCAGGCACGACGTCTCGTCGCTCAGACTGGCACTTCGTTCATCTACTAGGAGGTTAAAATGAAAAAGATTAAGGGCCTCGAGGTCGAGGCTAAGTCCTACAAGTCAAATCTCGGCCGTTTGGACGAGAAAGGCCGCGAGATACTCGACGGCCGTCCCATGGAGCCCCCAGTGGGCTACAACCCCCAACCGTCTCTCATGGACAAAATTCGTAAGATGGTCCACGACGCTCAAATTCAGCGCGACCTGGCTAAGGCTGGCGCTGAAACCTTCGACGAAGCAAACGACTTCGACGTAGGAGACGATTACGACCCCAGCTCGCCCTGGGAGCAATACTACGAACCCACTCCGTTTTCGGAGTTTATCGCTTCCAAGGAAGCGGCACAGAAGCCGGAGCAGCCCCGGGAGCCTCAAAGCGGAGGGGCTGCGCAGGCCCCTGCAGAAGGCACTCCAGAGCCCGTGAAGGGCTAGCCCACAGTACATACACTTGATATGTACTGTGTTAGGTGACACCAAAGAGGACAAAAACGATGGCAAGAGGAAGGTCCCAAAGGTCTTCAGGGCTGCGCGAAACCTCTGCTTTCGCTAACCGAAGGTTGACAGCCTTAAATTTCACTACCAGACCGTTAACGTTCCTCCAAACCATCGAAGATCGCAGAGACTTCCACCCCGAGCTGGCCGCGAGGCCAGCTCGGTCTTTCTCTCGATCGGTCCACAGGCTGGCCGTTCCGTCTCGACGGACGGGCAGACTTCCAATAGGGGTCACCTTTGAGAACCCTACAAAGGTTCTCGTATGCGTCCGACGTAAGTCCAGGCGCGAAGTTCTTTTCGCGGCTGGACGTACTGGCAAGGGCTCTGCCCTGGGCAAACGTCGACGCAATCACTATTCCGAAATTCAATGTTAGGAGATCATCATGCCTTGGGCAGCAGTCGCCAATGCAGTTGGCAGTCTTGCAGACAGTTTCTTCGACAGTCAGTCTGCCAAACAAAATATCAAGCTTCAGAAGCAGTTCGCCCAGGAGGGCATTCAGTGGAAGGTAGCAGATGCCAAGAAGGCGGGAATTCACCCTTTATATGCGTTGGGTGCGCAAACCCACTCTTTCGCTCCGGTTCAAACGGGCGGTGGCAACTTTTCGCAAATGGGCCAGTCCGTGGGTCGCGCGATTGACGCTTATCGGGATCGCGGTGAGCGCCTGGACGGTTTTACAAAAGCTAGTCAGTCTTTGGCATTAGATAGTGCCAAGCTAGACAATGAGATCAAAAAGGCGCAGCTCGCTTCTCTTACAGCTACCATCAATCAGGCCGGCACTCCGCCGGCGGTCCCCTCCACAAGAAGTCGGTATCTTATCGACGGTCAAGGTTCATCCGGGAAGGCGCTTATTCAGGACGTGCCTATGCAGAGGGTCGTCAGTTCTCCGGAGGCACTCCATCAAGAACCGGGTGCCATACCCGAGGTCGGGTTTCAGCGTACTCGTACCGGTGGCTATGCTGTTACGCCATCAAAGGACGCTAAAGAGCGTATGGAAGACGATGTGTTCAGCGAGGTTGCCTGGGCTATTAGGAATCGGCTTGGTCCGATGCTCGGTGGGTCGAATATGGATCCACCTTTCAAAGCGCCGCGCGGTAAGCGTTGGGTGTGGTCTACGATTAATCAGGAATATCAGTTGGTAAACGGCGAGAATAAACCTCGTCGTCCGTCTTGGTTTTGGAATTAGGAAGGAGGTGATTACAATGCGTGGTCGTAGAGGTCGTCGTTCCTATGGTCGTGGTCGTCGGGTGTTTTCCCGGCGCCGCGGTTCAGCGGGCCGTCGTCGGCGTTCAGCCGGACCACTTCGCGTAGGGTTCAGGATGTAATGAAATGTTCATCCCCTTACGTTCATATGAGCCAGGCACACCCATGTGGTCAGTGCCTGGCTTGCCGCATCAACAAAAGGAGACAATGGTGTCACAGGATCATGCTGGAGAGTTTGCTGCATCCGCAGAACTCGTTTTTAACATTGACATACCAGGACGAACACCTGCCGATATCGAGCAGCGGTTTGC